GCGCCTTGGATGTTGTGTTAGTGATGGAAGGGGGTCAAACTCCTCTCATTGACATGACGCCTTATGGATTGCGAGTGGTGGAGGTCGTTGACACGGTGACAACTGGATCGATGTGGAGCCACTATAAGAAGAGCCCCATCAGCCGGTTTTTCCCGAATGAGCCGTTTAGAGTACCAGCCATCCTTCGTCCGGATGATACACGTGCACCTTACGCTTATGATCCGCGACCTGACATCATGGGAAAGTACAACAAGGTCATCTCCCCGCTGCCGGCTGACAAGCTAGAGCGTGTGGTTGAGCATATGGCTGGGGAGTACCGGCATCTACGGCACCCGTACAAGCCTTCGACGTTGTTGAACATCGAGGAGGCTATAAATGGAGTGCCTGGGGCCCCTTTCTATGATGCGATCAACATGCACACTTCGCCTGGAATTCCATACTCTTTCGAGGGTTATACGAAGAAGGGAAGTCTATTTGTTGAGGTGGGAGAGTATCCCAACGGCATGCCGCGACGTGTTGTGGGTGTCGGAAAAGTGGAGGAAAGGTTCAACGCACTTCTGAGCGCTGCCCGCAAGGGAGAGATGCTCGATGATGTTGTGTTCCAGGAATTCATGAAAGACGAGCTACTGAAACGAGCCAAGGTTTATGAGAAACCAGCGACGAGGGGAATTGCGAACCCACCCATTGATCTGCTCCTGGCGGAGAGGGCGGCGTTCCTACCCTTCATTGCTATGCTACAGTACAACCGACACAACGTCGATTGCCAGGTGGGAATTAATCCCATGTCTGGTATTGAGTGGACGGAACTAAGACATAGGCTCGAGGAGAACTCAGACATTGTGTTTGATGCGGACTACACTGCGTTTGATTCTACCATCCACCCAACCACGTTGGAGGCTTTCGCTGACATTGTCAACGGGGCCATGGGAGGTGATTTCAAGACGCAGCTAGCCAGGCGCACACTTGTTCGGTACTCCTACGACCGGATCTCGCAGGTGACAAACGTGCGAGTGAAGATCGACCAGGGCATGGCTTCAGGTATGCCCTTCACTGCAGTTGGTAATAGTTGCGTCAACAGCATTTATTTGCGTGTCGCATGGCTGATGCTAGCTGAACAGCATGCCCCAGAGTATGCTAACATGAGAAAGTTTGACTCACATGTGAAAGCTGCTGTCTACGGTGATGACAATGTCGTCACTGTTAAAGCGCAAGTAGCGGATTGGTATAACTTGCGAGCAATCGCGTTGTGCCTCGAGCCATTCGGGATCCTCATGACTGACGGACAGAAGAACCCACGACACCAAACTGAACCATTCAGTTCGTGGGAAAAGATCAGGTTTCTGAAAAGAGCCTTTGTCTTGGATCCGTCCACCCGGTTGTACCTGGCACCCCTTGATCGGAAGACAATTCTCGATCGGATTAGGTATACCAAGGCCAAGAAATGGCAACCAGATCTAGAGATGCGCATTGAGATGTCGCTCATGGATGCTGTGTTCCACGGTCCGGAGTATTTCGCAGCCCTGAAATACTTCGTCAACAGTGCTCTTGAGGAGCTGCACCTCCCCACAGTGAATGTTTCTTTCAGAGATGAGAGGGCTCGCTGGGAGGCAGATTCGCTCCTTCTCGAGATGCAAGGCGCGGGGGAACTGACGTTTGCTGAGCAGCGACCTGATGGTAACATCCAAGTCTATTTTGCTCGTGAGACTGAAGCCCCAACCAGGATAGGAACCTCCATGTACCTTAGAGTCAATGGCCCTCGGCCAGCGATAGGGGAGGAACTGAATCCGACGGGAATCTGGAAGCCTTTCACACGATCGACCACCACCCCACCGCCCACTTCTATAGGGGGGGTGTCGTTGGTAGATCTAGTGCGAGAGCTTGATGCCCGACCGTGTCTTACCCGCCAAGACCTGAGAGACGAGATTGGTCGCATTCCTGCACCGTCTTGTCTCTCCCTTGCTGAGTTGCGACGTGAGCTCACTGCCTTGCCTTCCGGGTCGGGTGGTTTGACGCTCTCTGAACTGCGACGTGAGTTGGCCGCTCTCCCGAGCGGTGGTGGAGTGACACTCCAACAGTTGCAGAGTGAACTGCGTCGCCTCCCACAGGCTGGCGGAATCACTTTGGACCAGCTCATTAGAGAGCTTGATGCTAGGCCTTCCAGGCCAGGCTTGACGCTCCAAGAGTTGGTACGTGAGCTAGACGCTAGGCCGTGCAGAGCAATCAGCACCCCAGCGCCGATGCTACCTCCCCCGTTCTCGGTGCTTCCGACGCGGGTTCCTCAAGGTAGTGTGTTGTTGCCCAACGGTTCGTATTTGACCCCACTTGGTTCCATTGTTGATTCAAATGGAGTGCCTGTGCTTCCTAGCACGGCACCCGAGA